CAGGTTCTCCGCTATCGCTTTGTTGCTTGCTTGCTTCCACCTTGGAATGGTGTGCGAGTCGTTCTGGGTCATCGTTAATAGAAGGGACAGTTGGATTTCGTGAACGGTTTTTGATTACAATAAATGCATCTTTGTTATATTTACGGGTGCCTTTGACAGGTGCCCACTTAGTGCCAGCACCTTCAATCTCATAGACTGACGTGCCACCAATCTCTACATGGATGTCATCATTAGTAACATCCCACCCGAGAGCAGCGACTGCTTCGACGAGTGCGTCTTCAGTATACTTCATTGATTTTCCTCCTGTTCAAGCATTTTTTGCAATCCGTATTCAAGCATTGCTTGAATCTCTTCTTTACTCATTCCGTTAAAGACAGCATATCGAGGATCATTTTCATCCCACTCTAAGGTAAAACTACCGTCTTCGTTTTCATTGACAGTCAGTCCATCATCCTCGGTCATGATTCTTCTTTCTTGTATTTTTGTGCAAGAACTTCTTCAGGTAGGTTAGATTCAACTTCTTTCTCAAGTTCTTCCAAGAACTGACGAGTCCTTAGAATTCTATCAGGACAAGTTTTAGGATCTTTAGTGTAGATACTGCATTCCTTTTCTAGGATAGCAAAAATATCAACTGCAGTGTGAATGTTTGTTTTCACACTAATTTCAATGTCAAGGCTCATACGTCTCCTGCTTTACGGTTTTCAGAAAAGTGTACATCAAAGGCACCATCAGGATAACGAGATGCAAGTTTCTCAACATTCATCTCAATGATTTCGTTTAGGTCGGTGCCGAGACCCATACATGCTTGCATAACATACCACATAATGTCGCCCAGTTCACGCTTCAGGTGAAACAGGTTATCTTCGTTGACAGGTTTGCCTTGGAAGACAATCTTCTTTACCACCTCAGTGAACTCACCTGCTTCAGCACACATACCTACAGAAGCAGTAAGCAGTCGCTCGGAAGGAAATCCCTGACCTTCAAGTTCTTGAACACGATAAACGAATGCTTCGTGGTCTTTGCTTTGTTGCGACGTGACCGCATTGACAAATTCTGCATACTTAATTGGATCAATCATACTTTAGGTCTTGAAAGGTTTTCTTTGTTGTGAATTTTTTTACTAGATCTATCTGCTGTTCTTGAGTTCCTTGACCAGAGTCAATCAAATCATCTTGTGCAGATTCCTCCACATCATACAGCCTCATCTTCGCTCTGTCAATACCTACACAGAATCTTTTATTACTGGTGAGGTCATTGTATCGATTCTTCAATTGCTTGACCATGATCTGATTCATACCTTCAAGTTCCTCAGTGCTAATAAGGGCAAACATAAGATCAGCAGTAGCAGGGAGACCAAAGGACTCAGAAGTGTCAGTAAGGTCAACGTCAGAGCTACCATAACCAGCACGAGTGGTCTGCGTGGCAGATACGATAGGGACGTTTGCTTCACAAGCCAGTCCTCTAAGCTCTTCTGCAATGCTCTTAATATAGCTATATGAATTGATAGAACCCCCCTGCTTATATCTGCTGGAAGCACATATATTAAGGTAATCAATGAAAATAATATCAGGTCTAAATGACTTCTTAAGTGCAAGGTCGTTAAGAAGTGCTCGAAAGTGTCCACTGTGTGCAGATGCTGTAGGATACTCTTTAATAATTAGCTTGCCTTGAGTCTTCTTTGAGAGATTTGTTATCTTTTTCTCAAACATTACCTTCGGAAGATCCGCGAGCTGTTGTATCGGGACGTTGAGAAGATTTGCGTCAATGCGTTCAGCGATTTTTTCCTCCGCCATTTCCATCGTGATATAGAGGACATTTTTACCCTGGAGAAGGGTCGCTGCAGCGACATGGCACATAAACAAAGACTTGCCCACCCCAGTACCAGCGAGTGCGATATTGAGAGTTTTGTTAGGAATACCACCCTTCGTAATCTTATTGAAGAAAGATAGGTCAAAAGGGATTTTGTCTTCCACCTTATGGTAGAAGTCGTATCTTTCTTGTGCGTCTGAGACATAATCGTGTCCAATGTGTTGGTCAAAAGAGACACTCAACGCTTCCGAAAGGATTTGAGGAATAGCGCCTTTGTCCCTCTTGGAATCTTGCCCGTCAGCAATCTTGACAGATTCCATAAGAGATATGTATATCGCACGCTCTTGGCACCACTTTTCTGTAGTATCCAAGATCCAATCGAGGTCTGTGGGATCATCGGAAAGGACATTCAAAACTCCAATAACTTCTTTGAACTGATCTTCAGTCAGATCAGTTCGTTCTTGACATTCTATAGCAACAGCGTTAAGAGATGGTAACGCATCATACTGACTGATGTATTCATGAATCTCCAAAAACAATATCTTATACTCACGAGCAGTAAAGTATTCAGACTTGAGGAAAGGTAGCACTTTCCTAGCATACTTGTCATTGTAAACGAGGTTGCTAAGGATGGTGACTTCGAGATTCATAGGTAGTGCAAATAAGTTCCTAGGATGTACTTTGTGCCTCGGATGACAGGACGACCAGCGTGTCTGAACATCCACAGGGGTGGGAACACTAGCATTCTACCACACTTTGGTGTGACTGTGTGCCCTAATTTAGGAAACTCTGTAGTTCCTCCATCTTTGACATCATTCAAATATAAGAAGCAAACTAAAAATCTACGAGCAGAGTTGTAATCACCAATGTCAACATGATCTTTGAACTCATCGTTAGTTCCAGCAACGTATCTTTTTAGTCTAAACTCTTCAAATGCATATCTATCTGGAAAGTCGGGACCAATGTCCATCTCATCCATATACTCAGATACACAGTCAACATATGATTTCTGTGCTACTACATTAGTTTCAAACCATGCAGTATTCTTTGCAATATATTGCTGAGAGATATTTACCTCAGTAAAAGTTGGACGTTGTTCTTGATCAATACGTTGATGAATTGATTCATCGGATTCAAACAACTCAATTGCTCTCTGACAAAATTCTTCATCGACTACATCATCATAAACTCTAATGTAATCAACTAGTTTATCACCTCCACAGTTAACCATGGAAGCAAGTCTCTGATCAAGAACCATAACGAAACTCCTTCTTTGCGGCTTCGTCAAGTTGCTCCATCACTTCGGGGGTGAAATACTTCTCTGGATCAGCGAGAATAGACTTAGGGTAAAAAGTAGATTCACCAATAACGATCCGATTCCCCCGCTTGGTGAATACTCCGTGTTTCTCACCCAGTTCCAATAGTCCGTAATAGCGGTCAAGTCCACGGTCGTAATAAAGACGAGTTTCAACTTGTGAGTTCTCCTTGGTTAGTCGGGATTTGTGTGCTTTACATTTGATAATATTGCCAACAACCTCTGTACCATCCTTTTCCTTCTTCTTTGATAGATATATAATTGTTGACGAAGCGTATTTGAGTCCACTACCTCCACCCATTTCTTTGGTCGGCATATAAGCACCGATTACATCATATGTATGATTTGTAACCAACATTGGAACATTTGCTTTACCTAATTTGAGCGTTAGCACACGAAAGGCACCCTTGATAAGTTGACTCTTAGTCATGTCACGAACCTGCTTATCATTAGCAACATCTTCAACTTCTTTGTTACTGGCAAGCATACCAAGAGAGTCAAGAACAAACATCAAAGGTTTGCGATCTGCAGCATCTTGTTCCATATACTTGTCCAGAATGCGACAAGACTGAGTTCGGAACTCTTCAATGGTAGACACAGGTACGATCATCATACGATCAGATGCAATACCACGATCTTCAATCATCTGCTTCGAGATAGCAGACTCAGATTCAAAATAGATTACACCTGCATCAGGATTACTGTCGAGAAAATGCTGGACAATCCCAAGGCAAAAGAAAGTTTTGCCAGTAGACGACTCTCCTGCAATAGCGGTAATTTTATTTCCAGGGACGCCACCGTAGATTGAGCCAGATACCAAAGCATTAAAGATGTAACTGCCAGTATCAATGAAACCACTGGTATCTCCCGCAGCAACACCATCGCTAACAAGTCCTGCATACTCATTACCAATCTCCTTTGCTACATCCTTTAAAAAATTCACTCCGTAACCTCCAATAATGTTGTAATGTGATTAGAACGTTTCATGGCACGTTCAAACCATTGCGCTTCTTTCAAATCAGTAAATACCTTTTCTTCTCTTGCAGAGAACCCAAAGGCACTTTGATAAGTGACAACGTATTTTGTTTGTGTGTTCATCCGAATAGGAACTCCAGTGATGCTACTTTTTCTGCTTGCCATCCAATCGTATCCATAATAACTTTAATAGGGTCAAGGAAACTCTTTGAGAATTGTAAGTCATAATCCACCTGTTTGTCAAGACCAAACTCCCTTGGGAACGTACCTAGATAACTGATCACGTTCTCGTTAATTTTGTTTGGGGTCTTCAGATAGACAAACTTGATTTTCTCACCGTCTTGGATCAATGGATACTTGTGAGTAAGTTTATTCTTCTTATTGTAGAAGTTATACAGCAACGCGCCACGCACATGAATAGGAGTGCCTTTACTATAGATCGTTGCAGGATTGGACCATTTATTTATCCCATTGCACCCTCGTGGGAATGAAATGTCTTCTACTGGTAACGAAGAAAATTTATCTTTGAACTCAGCAATATATTCCTGAGCATCGTTCTCTTCTTTATTCATGATAACTGTCATGCATTCCTTAATTGCGACACGACAGGCAGCAGGTGTAGAAGACTTTACTGCCTCCAGACCCATGATTTTCAGTTTGGGTTTTTCATAGCGAACACCCTCGCTGTCCCAGACGTTGAGGATGTATCGCTTCTTAGCAGTCCAGATGCCTTTGTTAGCGATGTTCTCTCGCTTCATGAACATCTTCTGTTCATAGGCACCAACGTAGTCTGCTAGTTCTTTGTACGATCTGTCGATGAATGGTTCGATTCGATCCTTACAGGCAGCATCGAGGAAGTCAACGATCCTCTCTGGAGAAACATCCTTACCATTAAATACATTGCGAACGAGTAGATCAAGACAGATGTAAATGCTGTCAGTATCGGAAGCAATAACATAATCGTGGTCCTCTGTTTTGAGTAGTTTGTTTAGATAACTATTTACTTTTCCTTCGATCCAACGAATCGAGACTTGCCCGCTGAGAGTAATCGCCTCAGCATTTGCAAGATTGTAGTATCGAAAGTATTGGTTTCCGATGG